ATGAATAGGGCTAGTTTTGGATCACTATTGAAAGGAGGACGTAAAATGAAAATGAAAAAGAAAAAAGTAATGAAGAAGAAAAAGAAAGGGTACTAATGCCAGAGCAAAAGGATGTGACTATTCACGTCACTGGCGTAGCTATGTCAGGAGGCGTGAAGCATGACAATAAGCGATCTGCTCCAACAGATCAGAAACAATCTGGAAAAGAAACGGCTGGAAATAGCTGACGGTATGGTTCGGGGTCGGATGTCCGACTTTGAGGCGTACCACAAAAACGTGGGTATTGCAGAAGGGCTGGAGCAGGCCGCTGACGTAATACATGACACGATAAAAAATTTAAACGAAGAGGATGAATGACATGTCTCATCAGCATGATGCAATATATACGGATGAAGAAACCAGCGCAACGATTGGCTCACATCAACTGCCAATCCCCATGAACTGGAAGGTCTTGGTTCAACCCAATCAGGTTAAAATGAAGACCGCAGGCGGCATTCTACTGCCAGACACCTCAAAAGATAACGAAGAATACCTAACCGCGCACGGAACTGTCTGCGCGATGGGCGATCTTGCGTATCGTGACCGCGACACGGGGGAGCGTTGGAAGTCCAACATCTACCCCACAATCGGTGATCGCGTGACCTACGGTAAATACGCTGGTCAAAAAATTGTTGTAAAAGGCGTGAAATTCCTTCTGCTGAATGATGACGAACTAACGTCTATTATTCCAGATGGTGTTGAAGTCGCCGCATATCTGGGGTGATCTGATGTCAGACCAAGACAAAATAATAGAAGAAATCGAGGCCGAAATCAAAGCGGCCAAGGGAGAGCCAGAAGATTTTGAGATAGAAATCTCTGACGATCCCGCCAATGAAGAAAAGGAAGAGGCTGCGGATGTTGCTGAAGAGGAGCCAGAATATGGCCCCAAAGTCCAGAAGCGCATTCAAAAACTGGTAGGTCAGCGCAGAGAGGCTGAAATACAGGCGCGTCAAATCCAAGAGCAAAATGCTCAACTGCAAAAACGTCTAGAACGTCTGGAGCAGGGATCACAGCAGTCGGCTGAACAACAGTTCAATTCCCGATACGTCCAAACCAAGGCGGCTCTGCACAGGGCTGTGGAGGAGGGCGACACAGACGCGCAAGTCAACTACCAAGAGCAGATGGCCGACATGAGAGCGGCCATGCGAGTGGCGCAGGCACAGCAGCAAGGGCGGCAACAGCAACAGCAACGCCAGCGTCAGCAGCCTCAACAGCAGCGCCAGCAGGCGGCACCACCCGAAAAGGCTATGGGCTGGTGGCAGCAAAATAACTGGTTTAATGCCGCTGGCTTTGAGCGAGAAACAGCCGCAGCCCGTGCCATTGATGTGCAACTTGATCTGGAGGGGTTCGACAAGAACTCTGATGATTACTATGTGCAACTCAATGGGCGTTTACAAAAAGTATTTCCTGAGTTAAACTCAGGGCCAAGTCCGAAGCAGAGACCAAAAGGTAGGTCACCAGTCGCCCCAACTACAGGCGGGTCTTCAGCTTATAAGGGCAATCGTGTGCGTATGACGCAAGAACAGCTTAGAATGGCACGGGAACTTGGTATTAATGACGAACGTGGTCTCAAGAAATATGAAGCCGAAATTCGCCGTCAACAGAGGGAACAATAATTATGTCATCTAAAGAAAGAAATGTTCGCGCAGAGCAAACACGATCATCCACGCGAGACGAGGAGATTCGACCAGAAGCCGCATGGAAACCGCCAGCACTGCTAGACGCCCCAGAAGCAAGACCGGGATACGTTCAGCGGTGGGTCGCCACAAGCATCCAAGGCAAGGAAAGCCCAGACAACGTGTACAAGCGTATGCGTGAAGGATGGGAGCCTCGCTCTGCCGATAGTGTGAAAGACTCGTTGTTTCCGACGATCAATCACGGGCAGTGGACAGGATCAATCGGAATTGAGGGTATGCTGCTTTGCGAAATGCCAAAGGAACGTCACGCCAGTATGAAGGCGTACTACCAAGGCAAATCAAACGAGCAGAATGAATCGGTTGTGGGTGAGCTTGACGCACTTGGGCGGCAGAATGGGCTACCGATCCATCAGGATCGACAGTCTGAAACAAGTCGCGGCAGAAGACTTTCTGCCATGAGCGATTAATTCACGCTATAGGAGCGAAAAATGGCAAATGTAGACGCCGCATTTGGGTTCGTCCCAACTCGTCACATGAGCGGTAATGCGCCTCGCACAAACAAATATACCATTGCGACTGGCCTTGCAGAGAATATCTTCAAGGGCGATTTGGTTATTATTATTGCGGGTGGTACTCTTACCCCTCACACGGCAACAGAAGTAAATAACATTGGTGTGTTTGATGGGTGTTCGTACACCGCATCTGATGGATCATATGTTTACAGTGAGTATTGGCCGTCAGGCACCGCTGCGACAGACATCATAGCATACGTCTATGACTGCCCGTACACAGTGTACAAGTGTCAGTCTGCTGGAACTACTGCCCAAACAAATATCGGTAACTGTGCTGATGTTGTGGCTGGCGCTGGTTCAACTGTAACTGGTCAATCTGGCTTTGAATTGAGTGGCACAATGGCTGCGGGTATTGCTACCTGTAAGATCATTGCTCTGCACGATACTCCAGACAACGCTTTCGGCGCGAATGCTGTCATGGAGGTGACCATTAATGAGCATCTTCTTGGTACAAACGTAGCTGGTATATAAGGAGGGTATGACAAATGGCAATGAATAGAGCGAGTTTTGCGAAAACTCTAGAGCCGGGTCTGAATACACTCTTCGGACTTGAGTATGATCGTTACCCGCCAGAGTACGAGGCAGTGTTTGAATCAAACACTTCTCAGAAGGCTTACGAAGAAGATTTGCTTCTCAGCGGATTTGGCCTAGCGCCAACAAAAACTGAAGGTGGATCAGTATCTTACGATTCGGCTGGTCAACAGTGGACTGCACGTTACCAGCACGAAACCATCGCTCTGGCGTTCTCAATCACTGAGGAAGCCGAAGAGGATGGTCAGTATGGTAGCTTGGCTTCGCGCTACACTAAGGCGCTGGCACGTTCGATGGCTTCGACCAAAGAAATCAAGGCTGCAAACGTCCTGAACAACGCACAAACCTCTGGCTATAATGGCGGTGATGGCGTTGTATTGTTGAGTGCCTCGCACCCAACACAGAACGGCAACCAGTCCAACGTGCTTTCGACAGCGGCTGACTTGTCCGAAACATCACTTGAGTCAATTCTTATCCAAATTTCGGATATGAAAGATGATCGTGGTCTTCGGATTGCAGCGCAGGGTACTCAATTGATTATCCCAACTGCGTATCAGTTTGTTGCAGAGCGTCTGCTGGAAAGCCAGCTTCGCACAGGTACTGCCGACAACGACATTAATGCGATTAAGGCTGGTGGCTATCTGCCACAAGGCTATCACATTATGCGCCGTTTGACAGACGCCGATGCGTTCTTTGTTCAGACTGACGTACCTGATGGACTGAAAATGTTCCAGCGTTCAGCCATGAAAAAAGGCATGGAAGGCGACTTTGAAACTGGCAACGTGCGCTATAAAGTGCGTGAGCGTTACAGCTTTGGCGTCACCGACTGGCGCGGCGTGTTCGGAACCGAAGGCGCAGCATAAATTACCCAACTTCTTCTCCTGTTGGTTACTGGGGCGGTCTTCGGATCGCCCTTTTTTTATTTTAAATGCATTTAATTTGTATTCTGCTATTGTATCTCCGATCAGAATGCCTATATGTATTAGGTAAGATCAAAAATCAGAAATCCAATGGAGACCACAATGAACGATTTTGACACATGGGCCGCAGAACTCGCAAATGAAACACTGCCAGCAGAAACTGAAGCACCGCGCAAGACATTCCCTTGCGGCCAGTGCGCTGGTACTGGCCTCTGGTCAGGTGGTACTAATCGCCACGGCAACAACAAGTGCTTGGCCTGCAAAGGCAAGGGCCACTTCTTGAATAGCCGCGAAGATCGCAGCAAGCTCAAGGGCCAGCGCGTGGCTCGTAAGGCCAAAAATGAAGCCAACAAAAAAGCAGATTTCATCGCCGCAAACGAGGGTCTGATCGAAGGCTTGCAGGCCATGCAGTGGCACAGCAAGGCACAGTCCTTGCTGGCTGGATTTGAAAAGTGGGGATCACTGACTGAGGGTCAAGTGCGGTTCGCTCGTTCAATCCTTGCAGGCCAAGCAGAGCGTGACGCAAAACGCGCTGCCTCAGACGCTGCCCCAAAAGCCAAAGTCGATCTGGCGCGTGTCGAAGAAATCTTTGCCACTGCCAAGAACGCAGGCAAAAAATTCCCAAAGCTGCGCCTTGATGGAATGGTTCTTTCATTGGCTGGCGCAAACAGCAGAAACGCTGGCGCGATTTACGTCAAGGCTGGCCCAGCGTTTGAAGATGATTACTTTGGCAAAGTAATTGGTGGTGAATTTCATAAGGTGCGTACAGCGCCTGAGAGCGTCACCACAGCCCTCCAAGCTCTGGCCGCTGACCCACTTTCATCAGCCGTAGCTTATGGCCGCACAACAGGCACCTGTGCTTGCTGTGGCCGCGAACTGACCAAAAAAGAAAGCATTGATCGTGGCATTGGCCCGATCTGTGCTGAAAACTGGGGTCTGTAATTTAACAGGGGGCCACGCGCCCCCACCAATCAAGGAGAGAAAATATGACCAGCAAAATCTTTAAATTTGGGCGGCACACGTTATCGCTTATCCACTCACCCTCTTCCAAATTGTTTGCAATCAAATCCAACAAAAACTCTTACGGCGATAGAGTAGTGGCATTACATTTAGGCAAAGTCGGGGGGTGGTATTGTTATCGCCCCTGCGCCTAACCCAACGGGGGCCATCGCGCCCCCACCAATCAAGGAGAGAAAAATGGCACGTAGCTTTAAAATATTTGGAATTAAAGATGGTGGCTCAGAGGAATGGGTCGATACTGTCAGCAGCCCCAAAGCGGGAAAAGCCGCACATGAGGCAATGAAGACGCAAGGCTACTTTGATTACATCCGTTGCCGCGATTGCTTGGGTGGCTTGCGCTTTGAATACAATTTAAAAACAGGAAGGAAGACAGCATGATGATCCCCTGCCCAGAATGCGACCACACCGATTATCACGGCAAGGTCGAAAAGACTGTGTACCAGCGTTTCGGTGGAACGCTGGAGCCTGTTGGAGAATGGGTCGATTGCGATTACTGTGATGGCAGTGGCGAAGTGGAGGAGGATGAAGATGAGCGATGAGAAAGTAGTTAAATTTCCTGAGCCTCTGTCCGATTTGGATCGGCAGTTTCTTGAACTTGAAAGGCAGCGTGAATTGATCAGGGAGCAAGCGCGACAGCTTGCTTCTGTTCACAAGCCCAAATAGCCGCTATAATGCCCCCAATTCCATTTAGGGGGTGATGACCCATGATCGATCCTGTAAGCGCCTACGCCGCCGCCACAGCCGCCTATAAGGGCGTTAAAATGCTGATACAGGCTGGCAAGGATATTGAAGACGTTTCAAAACATCTTGGGTCTTGGTATGGCGCTGTTGCTGACATTACCCGCGCCGAATCGCAGCGCAAAAATACAACGTGGCTGGAAAAGAAACAGCACGGCGAGGCATCAATTGAACAGCAGGCGATGGACATCACAATCCGCGCCAAAAAATTAAAAGAATTTGAATCCGAAATTAAGTTTATGTTGGATTATCGTTTCGGTTTGGGAACCTATGACGAGATGCTTGGCATGAGACGCAAAATTAGGGCAGAACGAGAGCGCACGGTATATGCCGCAATGGAAAGCAAGCGCCAAATAAAAAACAACATGGCGATTGCTGCGTTGTCGCTTGGCATAATTTCTGTTTTAGGGGGCGGCATTTATTTGCTGACGCTTGCTCTATGACAGGCTCTTGGGTGCTGTACATTATTATATTCTTTGTAAATGGTGAGACAATTGTGTTGGAAAATGATGAAAGATTTAAAACAGAAGGCCATTGCTGGGCCGCAGGCATGATAAAGGGGCCGCATCTTTTAGAGAAAACTTCACATATTTTTGGCGTCCCTGTGAGGGGCAGTTTTTCATGTCAAAAAGCAGGACAAAATGTTTAAAGTTTTATTGATGTCTGTAACGCTGGCAGGCGTTGCCAATCCCACCCATGTACCGTG